GCTAGGTCCGCCTTCTGACCGAAAGGCAGTGTGAATGTGTCGTCGCTAAGCGGCTGCTCACCGACCACGTTATTGATGTTACCAACGATGCGCCCGTTGAACCGTATCTCCGGCCCGTTACCGAACTTGCTGAGCAACTGTCCAATAATCTCGCCAGTCTTGCTGAGCGCGATCTTGAACTTGCTGATGACAAGATTGCCAGTACCGACCTTCACGCCATCCTGGTCTTTGACCTGAGGCATTGTCGGGACGTACTTGCTGGTAAACGGCGAGCCAACCACGATGTCGCCGCCGAACATATCCGCGCCAAGCGTTGCCACCCAACCAGTTCCAGGCACGTTGACGATGCTGCTGATAGGCACAGTCAAGCCCGGTGTCGGGCAGGCTGTAGCCTGTACTGCAACAAGGTTCGTATCCTTGAGGTATTGGTACGGAAGCACAAAACCTGTGCTCACTTCGAACACGTCGAAGCGGTTGTCGAGGTGGACATGGTATCCAACGTCAAGCGATGCTTGCACGTCTAGGCTCATGCGCGTAAGGTAGTAGTCGCTACCGTTCTTGGTAATGAAGTACACTGTTTCCTCATCGAAGAACATGTACACTACAGGATCGGTGAATATTAGCTTCGACCAAGACGACTGTACTTTCTCATTATCGTTCCAGATGTACTGATACCAGTACACAACGCCAGCGTCTGCATCCGTCTGGACGAGCAGCGTATCGTAGTTGGAACTAGAGATAAGCTTGGTAACGCGTCCCTCGATGTATTTCTTGACGTGCTGCGTGATAGCGCGGCTGTCGTTGATGTCCGTACCGCTCTCTACATAGAACTCTCTGATACCCGTATAGGAACCAAAGTTGGTGGCGAAGAACACGTTACGACCCGCCGCCACCGGCTTAGCGCGAAGCTCTGCCTCGAATGCCGACGACAGCACAAGGGCTGCGTTAGCGGGCGTGATCTTGGTTCGCCCGTAGACAATGAACTGCCCCTTGTTAGAGAAGATCACTAGGTCGCGGTTGTGCTGAATGATGGCCTGCATAGTAGACGCTTCCACCTTAGACCGCACATCGATAGGATCGCTCTCAGCCTGCTCGGCTGCGGAACCAAACCAGAAGTCGTCCTCGCGGTCTGTCCTAGACATGATGACATTAGGCCCGCTGGTGAGTACCAGCCGTCCTTGGAAGGTTGCAACATCTGTGATACGCGCTCCTATGAACGAAGGGTCTGGGTTACTGGTAGTCGTACCAACGGCACGATCCTTCCATACATTGCGCATGAAGTGGAACGCGCCAGTGCCTGCATTGTATTCCAGTATGTGCGGCATTGAGGCGGGATCTAGTGAGATGCTCGTGAGCGGTGCAACCGTCTCCTGCCAGTAGCCCTCCTGTCCGAAGCGCGCCATGCTGTTCGTAGTTGTCCAGTCGTCCTCAAAGCCCTCGACAATGAACCGGAACCAGAGATCGGTTTCCGGGTCTGTCTTCTCAGCCACGCGAACCACGTAGTTGTGCGGTGCCATGCGCGGCAGGTCTTCGGTACGTGCTACAGTTACGCCGCAAGCCTTGATGTTCGTATTCCCGTAGTCATCGTTCACCGTTACCGTGTAATCCGCCGTGCTGTTGGCGTACAGTACGATGATGTCGTCCTTGAGTGTGACGGACCATGACGCCGACAGTGCAGTAGACAGGTCGCTGTACAACTGGTTTGCAATGTACTTCGTGCGGGTCTGCTCGATGTCCGTTGCTGTTGATCCATTCGCAACTTGGAAGTTCGCGTACTCCACGCCATTGATCTTGACGTTGTATACGCGACCGTACTGACCACCCAATACTTGGATGATGAATACCTGCCTGTTCTCGTTGTTGAAGTACACGCGCTGTGTCGTCAGCATAGAAACGGTCTTGCTGCGATTGACTACGTACGTGTCGTTCTCGATAGTATTAAAGCGTAGTTCTCCGGCGAGGGATATGTACGCTTGTGCGTTGCTGTCTACAGTAACCGTCTTTTCTGTACCGTTAAGGTCGAATACCTTGACTGTGTTGCTGTAGAAGGCAGCGATAAATCTGTTCCCATCTTTCGTATCGAAGTCGTGCCAGCCGCGAATGTCCGCGCTGGTCAGCAGCTTGTTTACCAAGTCTGTCGCAGGGCGGCGAGTAAGTCCAGTGATCGGGTCAGACGACATGTTCTCTTGAAGAGTAGCCTGACCCGGTAGCCGGTCGCGCGGCGGCTGTTGGGATACGCCCTGTAGTAAGGACTTAACTGATCCGTCAACTTTCGCCATAGTATCTCCTAGCGGAGCCTTCCGCCAATGTAGTTCGGGTTGCGCCCTTGTCCACCGGGACGCCAGCCGCTGTTAAGCTGCTGTGCAGTATTCCGGTCTAGGGCGTTGACTGAGATTGTCTTAAGCTGCGCAGCCTGTAGGGCTTGCCATGCAAATGCTGTGCGCTGCTCTAGCTTCTGCAACTTCTGTACGTCGCCGTCTTCATCGAGGAAGACAGTCTCAGCAGCCTTGTGCTGGATGTACGTCTGTGCAGCGGATGGAATGTCGTCTATGGACATCAGCATAGTAATGTCTACTGCCACACTGGCGTTCAGTTCGAACGTGTGTTTGACAGCATCGTAGATACGGTTGTCCCTACGGACTAGTCGTATCTTGTCAGACGATCCCATGTTCTCGACGCCACGGATAATCATGTCCAGAGCTTCGGGAGGTACAACGACCTCGCCTCGGTTATCTGGTACAAGCGTGAGTGCGTACTCCTTGTTGAACCACCAGCCACGGCCCTGCACTTCCGAGGACACTACGTCCAGGCAGTTGTTGCAAAGCTGTACGGTTGGATGCAAAGACTGGTCGTATGATACGCCACCCTCGCCAAGCGTGCGGAGCATGTGGTTGATAATCTGTGCTCGTGTTGGCATCCTGTACTCCTAACGAAAAAAGCCCCCAACCCCACGAATGGGACTGAGGGCTAGTTCACGGCTGGTGAAGCTTAGAACTTGAGGACGCGACCGCAAACGTCGGGACGGTTGACGGTAACGCCGAACGACAGGAAGCTATCGATGAACCACTGCTTCTCTTCGCGGTTGAACCAGACATCCGAGGTCAGCGGCACCGTCTCGCCTGCGAGCAGGGACTTCGGGTGCAGGATGACAGCGGCGCACTTGGCTTCTGCTGCGGAGATGTCGTACGCATTGCCGTTACGGGCATTGGACAACTTGTGGCCGGTGATGGCGTTCTTGGGGATACGGGCGGTCTTGACGATACGCGCGCCCTTGATCGACCAGATCAGGCCCTTGGCAAAGTCGCCGTTGTCGGCGCTGAACTCCGAGCGGATGAGCTTGTCGTTGTCGAGCAGTACGTCGAATTCGGTCGGACGAACGAAGACTACCAGTTCTTCAACCGGGATTTCGTCTTCTTCCATCAGGACGATGATGTCGGCGATTGCACGGTACAGCTTGTCCGGGTCGAGTTCGTCACCAGCGGCGGCGAGCGTCTTGGTCCGGCCTGCACCAATCGAGTTCTGGCCGAGGCTGTTGATCGTATCGGTCGGGGCAGCCATACCAGCGCCCTTGATGCCCATGATGATGAAAGCCTCGTCAAAGAAGTACGAGATTTCCTTGCCATGATCCTGCGCGAGTTCCATGCGAGCATTGAAGTGCGACTGCAATTCATTGAGCAGCGAACGGTTGTCGCGGGCGAGGATGATGGTATCAACCGTCAGCGAGACCTTGCCGAACGGAGTGGCCGTGCCATCAGGACGAACGCCGGGCGTCAGTGCCTGTAGCTGCGTACGACCTACGCGGTTATTGGTGATCGTGTCCGTACCAAGTACCGGACGAATGCGCGCGTACTGGCGCATGATCGAAGTCTTCTTGAACTGGCTCTCAACCTCACCGCCGTACTGCTCAAGAAGCAGATCGACGGACACGTCGCTGAGATGCGAGCTATCGGTAGGAAGTTCTCCTGCCATAGTGTGTAATTCCTTCTGTTGCGGGCTATCCACGCGGGGAAATCCCGCTTCTTTATTCCTAAAAGGGTCCAGAAGCGGGATCGCTAGCGTTAGATACCAGCAGCCATACCAGCCTGACGGCGGGCGTTGAGTTGATCGATTACGGACTTGGACGCATTGTCGCCGTACGCTTTCTTAAGCTCGACGTTGTATGCGGCTCTTGTGAGCGGACCACCTACGGGCGCGGCTGTACCATCGCCCTTGACGAGCGTCTTTGCCGTGGTGCCTAGTCCCTTGGTATCGGGCGAACCGTTGTAGAGCGTGAGCAAGTCCTTGGCCGCTGCCGTGGCTGCACGTCCGCCCTTGTTCAAGTCCTCGCGGATGCCATCCAGTTCCTTCTTGAAGGCCGGATCGGTCTTCTCGCGGGTCTGTGCCCAGGTCTTGACGGTATCCCATCCCTGATCACCACCGAAGACCTTCTTGACCGTCTGTACGGTGGCCTCGTGTTCGGTGGTCGTGCGGCGATGGTATTCCTGTACGCCGTTCATGATGAGCAGGGCCTTAGCCTTGCCTACCTTGGCTTCCAGTTTCTTCACGTCGATAAGACGCGGGTCGTTGGCCTCTACGGCCTTGTCGAAGATGCCACCCGCTTCTGCCGGTGTTACGCCAGCTTCCTTGAGCAGTTCCACGGCTGCTTGTGCAGACGGGTCTTCCCAGGTTGCGTACTCGGTAACTGCCGGTAGTTCGTCTTCCTTGTCTTCTTCGGCCTTCTTGGCGGCTGCTTCTTCCTCTACCTTCTTGGCAGCAGCTTTCGCAGCCTCGTCTTCCTTCGGCACAACGCCGTCGCCGGAACCGTTGTCGTTCTTGGGGATGGGACCGTTATGCACTACCGGCTTGGGCGGAGCGCCTTTACCAGAAGTCTGCCCATCAGAAAGGTTCTCAAGACTTGCGCCTTGAGAGTTGTTGTCTTCACCAGCCATGCTGTATTATTCCTGTGTCACGGCAGCTTCACCTGCCTTCTGTTGGATGTTCGCACCGGCCTGTGCATTCATTAGCTGCTGTTGCTGCTGCATCTGCTGCTGTTGCTTGGCCTGTAGTTCTTGGTCCGTGTAGCAGAGCTTGGCCCAATCGACCTGTCTGTTGAGACCGCAGAACTCTGCGAACTTGAGTGGGTTGATAACCCCGCGAATGTCTTCCGGTACTGCTTCCAGTCCGGCTAGGTCGGCAATCCAGAGACGCACGTTGTCCATTTCGCCAGCACGGGACAGGTTGTCCATGCCAGTAACGATACGTGG